CTAGGTCAGAGAGGCCGGAATTTCCTCATATTCAGTATTTGTAATAAGCCGAATACGGTCCGGTGCATATTTATTAGCACCGTCCAAGACTCTGGCTTCCAAAGCATCGAGGCAGGCGGAAGGCGATGTCCAATCGATATCGGCCAAAATAGCGGGGCCATATTCCCACCATTTCAGTTGCATCAATCGGGCAACCACCAATGTGTCGAAACGCATTCGGATAATTTTTGCGGGCGTACCGGCGACGATGGAATATGGCGGAACATCTTGCGAAACAACAGAGCGCGCAGCGATCACAGCTCCATCGCCGATTGTGACGCCACGGGAGATAAACACTCCATCCCCGATCCACACGTCACTACCAATGTTGATACGGCCAGCTCGCTTTTGGATGTCTGTTTTCAACTTGTTATTCGCAGCCGTCACCTGATCTTTGGTTATTCCAAACTCCGTCGAAAGCTCAGGCCATTGCTGGTCCCAATTTCCGGTCAGCAGTGAATGACTGGAGAGCATAGACGTACTGTGTTCGCTCGGCCCGGCGATCAGGCGAGGGCCAATCGAGCAAAACCGACCAATACTACCAATGTGTAATACCTGCGAGGCTGGACAGCCCAAATAGGTAAAGGCACCGATTTCCCTCGCATCAATTTGGCCTCCTCTAAACTGAATAAAGGTTTCCAAAATGATCGGATCACGTCGCCAGCCCAACCCAAACTTCGTACTCGCGACGCCTCCCATAAAGCTAATTTTGCGCGCTTGTAAGGTTGCCGCGATATCCATCTTTACTCCTTCAGGCTTTGGGCATTGGGCCGCTGTGGACGGCCAATGACCTAATGCCGTCCACTAACTCTATGCAGGTGTGATCGTACTGCCGTTCTGCATATCACCCCAGCTTGCGGTAGCTGAACCTCCGCGAGCGCGCATAAGAATACCGGTAGTTGAGTTCCACACGATCTTCCAGAGGAATTTGTTTTCGGTATTGATCTGGCTAGTCACACTAGCCAATTCTGTGGTGGTCGCGGTGGGAAAGAGAATACTCCCACCTGCGGGGAATGAGAGAATACCGCCGTTAGAGAGTTGAGCGAGAACCGTGTTGTTTTCGTTCGTGACGCGCCAACCTTGGTTCCGTCCGACCCTCGGTCCTGACCAGCTTGCAAATCGCTGTTCGTCACTATCGTCGTCGATGCAGATGGTGGGATTGAAAACGCCCGTTGCCGCGACGGTGTATCGACCGGGGAGAGCCACATCACGAGGCCGATGCGGCGTGGTGTCGACCGCAAACTTCCTATTGTTCTTGTAAAGAATTGGGCCTGCGCCAACAAAGGCAACATTCCTTGATCCTACGCTTCCGGGCAATTCGCTTCCATTTACTTTTACTGATTTGGATTCTCCGTAGACCATATCAAAAAATATTTCTTCGCAGTGTCCGAAGAAGTCACACACATCGTCCCATCCCATACGGCGACCACCAAAGAAATTTACCCGAGCCATTACCGCGCCAGCAATGTCGATGCATCCAGATGGGCTGGAGAATGGCGTCTGGATGATCGATGACGTAGCTAGGTGACCACTTTGGTGGCAAAGGGAACGGATATCGCAGTTCTGAAAAATAGTGTCGGCAAAGCCCCAGTTACTACCCACCGTGGCTTCAGGGCTACGGATCGATAACCCCCAGAAGCCTTGCAGTTTCCAGCCTGTCCAACGCTGGCTTTCTGCCGAGGGCACTATCCCGTCACCAATGTCATGGGACGAGACCAACAGCGCAGCTTTTCGCCAATGTCCATAAGACACCCCGTTCTCGCCGCCTGCCCAGTCGGCGTTCCGAGACCACACGCCGACATCCCAATCGTCGGATAGTCGGCCGTCGTTGCCCATGTACCCTAATAAACCGTCAAAGTTTGCATAAACGCCGATGTTATTAAATCTGCAGCCCTTGTCTAGAATTACCCCAGCCGAAAACGGCTGCGTATAATCGACGTTTCGGTATGTGTTGCCACGCGTACCACTATCAGCAAGATACGCTGCGCCCGCATCGGGATTAGGCACGGAGCGTGAGGTGGCACCTGCGATTGTATGCTCTTTAAGACCGCTTCCCGCCATAATGATCTTGGATGCGCTGTCGAAAATAAATCCACCGTCCGCAAGATTGAATTTTAGTGTCGGCGCGCTGTATCCGTCCCAAACAACACCTGGCTTCAATACAATTTTACGCGTTGCCACAAATGAACCAACTGTCAATTCACCCTTAACGCCTGAAGCTGCCATAGCTTCTAATGCAAGCGTGCTGTCGTTGTTACCTGACGGGTCAGGTTGCCCCGGTGCGTCAAGGATACAATATATATCACGCCCACGCTCTTGCATCGTTCGGAAGGTGCCACCGCTCCAGATAGCGGCTCCAATGCTATCATCCGCTCGATACCAAGAGCGTGAAGTTGTGCCAGCAGTCACGAAAGCCACAGACCTGCCGTTGTCATGATCGACGTAAATACCTCCTTTACCGTCACCAGCCACAACCCCTCCATTCACGCGAACAGTATTAATGCCAGCCGGTATTTCGAGTTCAGGCATACCGACAACTGTTCCGTAGATCGGCACGTTGCCTTGGCTGACGGCATCGGAGGCATAACCGGCCGCGATATCGCGAGCGGCTTCAGAACCCGCTTGTGCCAACTGCGCTCCATCTTCAGCCGCGATGGCTTCATCGCGGGCCGCATAAATTAGGCTCGCGATGGCTTCATCATTCGCGAGGCGGAACGTTTCTCCGGAAATCACACCATAGACAACAGACCCGCCATCAAGGCGCAGCACGTCCTCGCCGCTGTTCGTTTTGATAGCGAGTGCTGCTGCGCCATTGAAGCTGACAGTGGCTGCCTCTCCGACATAGTCCACGGCAATAGGGAGCAAGATTAGTGCGGCGGAAGATACCGGGCTGAGCGTTGTGGCCTTGATGGCAGCAGTAGTCCCTGTTCCGACATTTGAGGCGATGAGAAAGCTGTAGGGCAATGGCAGAGACCATTCCCAGCCAGCGCCATTCCAGCGATACATGCCATTCCTGCTGACGTCCGGATCGGCATAGACCCAAGGCGTAAACTCACCGTGGGCCGTGGCAGCGAGCGCGGCGTAGGTGGTGAACAGCTTTCCAGCATTGCCGCTGATCTGGAGCGGCCATGAGGATGCAAGTTGCAGTGCAAGGTCGCTTGTCGTCTGCACACCAGTAGAGCCGTCGCGGTTGACAATAACCTCATCCGAAACAGCGGTTTTGAGGGCGATATTGGTGGTTGATACGGGAGCGTTCATGATGTCCTCATCGAATGGTCACGGTGAACGGGCCGGAGATCGGACCGGCCACGCCGTCAGAATTTTGGGGTTCAAGCCAGAAGTAATGGACGCCCTGCGCAAGGCAGGTTGCGGTTTCGAGGTAGGCGAATACATCGTCCAGTGCGCCCGCGAAGGTGGCAGAAGCGTTGAGGTCGAAGGTGTTGTTGCCGCTGACAGCCTGCACCCGGTCGGAGAACATGCCGTTGGCGGTACGGGCCGAGCCGTTGACCGTGGTGCCGCCCGTCAGGCGAGGCGTGATGTTTCCGGCTGTCACGGTCGAGAGCGTGAAGCCGATCCGGTAATATGCTCCTGCCGTGGCCGCGAGTGGTTGCGTGACGGCGCTGGCGGTCCCGGCCGTCTTTGTGGCTTTGCCAGAATCAATCTCCCAGCCGGTGCCAAGCGTCCATGTGCCGGCACTGTCGAAACCGCCATTGGTGAGCAGGTTCTGCCGTGTCGTATCGCCCACCGGCACGGAAAAGCTGCGCGACGGTTCCACGGCGATCAGGCCGATAGCATCAGTGTCGCGGTTGAGAGAAGACGAGGTGGAGCGATAAAGCTGCACCCGCGTGACGGCGGTATCGTCGCTGGTGAGGAACTGGACGACTGCGCCGCCGAGCAACGCACCAATGGCGATGTCTTCTTCCGGCAGGCCACCGGGTATTTCCGCATCCTCTGCGCCAACGACAAAGGCCGTGACGGCTGTATACGGTCCCGGCTTTCCGGCGGCGGAAAAAGCCCGTGCCCGCATATGGACGCCAGTGCCGTTAGAATATGCCGTCAGCGAGCCGCCACCGTTTGCGGCCGGGATGATCAGCGTTGTCCAGACGGTCGTGCCGATCTGGCGATGATCGATCTCAAAGGATGCCGAGCCGACCGGGCCGGAGCCGGGTGAGATCAGATAGTCGATACGGTTCGCCACGCCGGTTCCCGTCACCCCGGATCGGATGGAGGTGAAGCGCGGCGCGGGCGGTATAAGGCCAGACTGGTCGATCTCGGTACCGGAACGCCCGGACCATGCCGGAATGTCTTCGGCATCCACCAGCTGGTCGATCACGGGAGCAGCGTCGATCAGGCGGAGATGGGACGAGAAATCCTCGCCTGCCTCGACGCCGGTGACGACAAGCGCGTAATCGACGGTGGACGCCTCCCCAAAATGTAGAAGATCACCGGCAAGCGGCATGCCGCCGTCGCCGTTGATGATCAGCGAGGCGCGTTCGCCCGCAACGGTCTGAACCGTGCGAACGACCGAAACGCCAATGGTGTCGGCTTCCGTGAGGCCGCTGCGGAAGCGGATGGCGTAGTTCTTGCCCGCTTCCATGGTGACGGTCTCATCGATCTCTATCAGTCGGCCGGACACGCTTTTGATACGGGCTGCGATCTGGACGCGATTGATGATGTCGCTCGACAGGTGGACGAGGTCGCCACGGGTCGCGACGCGGATCGGACCGTCCTGCGAGACCGTGTAAACGTCTGGCCGGTGCATCGCCTCGTACATGCGACGGCGCGCCTCACGATAGATTTCGTCAGGGCTGGTCTTGCCGGAAAGATCGAGCGTTTCGACCAGCAGCATATCCGCGCCCTCTTTTCCGGGCCACGGCACGATACGTTCCGCCGCCTTGTAGTCGTTGGTGGCGTCAAGGAACTGCACACGAAAACCGTCTGGCGGCTCGACATAGGAACGCGACACGCGCAGATCGTAGCTGTTGCGCGGGCTGACATGATCGACCAGCAGCTTGTCCGGCCGGTCGATAGTGACTGACCATTTGAGGCCATCATGACGCGGGCTGGCGCGGCCTGCGGCGGCGATCTCCGTTAGAAGATCGCGCAGCGTCGTGGACTTGTCCTCAATAGCACGGTCGTACTTGAGGCCCTTCAGACGGCAGAAGTCATGCCACTCTGCGAGTGCCTCCAGATCGATCGCCGAATCGGAAACGGCTTTCGGGTTGGCGGGAGACTGAAGCACATAGCGATAAAGTGCTGCCGGGTTACTGGTTTCCCGTTCGATCCATTGACCGGTCGTGTGTTCGTAATCGAGGCAAGGGCGCGAAACCAGCGCATTGAAATTGTCGAGCTGCCCGTTCAATTGATGAGTGGCTTTAACCCGCAGCGCCACCAGCGCCAGCGGATGCGGGAAGTTCAGCGGGTATTCCGGCCGGATGGTTTGCAGCGCCGCCCATGTGGTGCGCTGCTGGATTTTGGTGTCAGTCGTTTCAGGTGTCTCCATGGCGCAGCGAACCTGCCAGCGGCCACGCGTCGGAAAATCCCATGTGTGCTGACGGTAGAAGGCTTCCAGCTTGCGGGCGTTGACCTCAATTACCGTCACCTGCTGCCAGTTATCGCCGTCTATGGGCCGCTGGTCGATGCGTAAGCGCACAACATGGGCATTGGCCTTGCCCTCATCATTGTAGCGCAGGAGACCGGCAGGCCATGCGAGGATGACGCTGGCCCCGGAGGCATCGCCACCCGTGGTTCTAACGACTGGCTCTTCTTCAGCGGCGCTGCCTTCAATGATTTCACCGAGATCGTTGCGCGGGAACGGCTTGAGCAGTTCCGCACCGATGGTTTCTTCCACGACCTGGCGCGGGAAAAGGGAAAGCGGCGCTTCGCCGGGACGGCCATAACGCGGGTGCAGCTCCACCTCATCATATTCGGAAATATCGGTGTCACCGATGCGGAAACCGGACAGAGATAACGGGCCATAGCCAAAGCAGAACAGGCAGACGAGATACTGCCAGTCACCGACGATTTCAGTATAGGTGTAGGCACCGAAGGGCGGCGCATAGCGAACCGTTCCGAGAACGAGAGGGACCGCGCCATCAGGTTCCAGCCGGTTGCGCCAGCCGGTCAGGGTGTAGCGGTTTTCCGCTTCCAGCGTTTCCTGCTTGGGTGGCGGTATCAGCGCGTTGATCAGCAGATTGCCGATGATGCTCACACCAAGGCCGATGAGACCAGAAGCGAGGGCAAAACCGGTAGTGCCAGCGGCGAAGCCGAGACCAGCAGCCCAAAATTGGCCGAGTGCGACTGCGGCGATAGACACCACTATCTGGAGAATGGATTTCAGGGCATTCTTGCCCGGCAGAAGCCGAATGACGACGCGCACGCCCTCACGCGGGCGAACGGTGCGCCAGTGGTCGGCCGGGACGATAATCGAGCCACGCTCGCTGACCAGCGCCACCCGGCAGAATCGGAAGTCGGCAGGCTGCAATTCCGGAAGTGCTGCTTTGACGATATCGGCAAGAGTGCTGCCAACGGCCATGAACATGTCAATACGACCGGCTGCGGGGTCGATCATAGGCGCTGCGAGAACGGGAATGACGCCGTTTTGAACCGTCATCAAAGCCCCCTCGAAATGAGTTCGACGTGGCGGTATGTGCCGGTCAGCCGATGGCCCCACGCGCCCGATCGGTAGCTTTCGACCTTCGAACAATCGCCTTCGACCATGTGGATCATCAGGCCGTGGTGGACGACGATACCGACATGCGTGTCCAGACGGCCACGGCGGAAGACGGAGATATCGAACGCGACAGCCGTGCCGGTGACCGGGAGCCAGAGCGGAGAAGAGGTTGCACCGGAAACCAGCGCAGCGATTTCGCCGTGCTCCTCGACGGAGGCATAGCCAAGGTACTGCGGCAGATTGATGCCGAGTTCTTCACGGTAGATGGTGCAGGCCAAGCCCCAGCAATCGCATCCATCGCGGTCGCGGCCGAACTCGCGATACGGCAGGCCAACAAAACGGTCGCTCCAATGGTCTAATGTCGCTCTGGAATTTCTAACGTTCATCTGTGCATCCCCGGAAACGTGCGCGCCGACATCCGGCCACCGGGAACCAGTTCCAGCTCGATTTCCTCGCGGGTAATGGTGAGGGAGATTTCCCCGGCATCGATGTCGGATGAAACAATGTTGAGGTCGGTGTATTCGGCCTCAACCAGATTGGGAGACGACGCCAGCACCACGGCCATGTGGATTGTTGCGGGTGTCGTGAAGGAGCGCACCACATTGACCATCTCCTGATCCAGATTTTCGAGGATCAGCGTTGCGGCCGCTGGAGCGTCTTCCTGATCGGACGGCAGAAGTGTCGAGGCGACCACCCACAGGAAGGGTTCCGTGATCGGGTTCGCGCCGCGCCACGTCGAACGGGTGCCGTAATAGAGAGGATCGGATGAAAGGCGTTCGGTATTGTCGGTGGAAAGCCGGATCGGCTTCACCAGCTCGGGATGCTCGATCTCAAACAGGGCGACATAGATTTCCGATGTTGCCTGCGCATCCTGCGCCATGCGGGCGTTGAAACTGATCCGTCTCATGGCATCACCTCGACAGAAAACGATTTGCGAAACTCTGTTCCCTGCACGGTCTCTGTCGGCAGGTTTGCGCCGAAGGTGACGAGCCAGCGCCGGGCCAGAACGATAGGATGGCCGTCGCTGGTCATCAGCGGCGCGCCGTCACTGGTTCCAAGTGCCCAGCCTTCCGTGGTCGGATCGGGCATCCAGAACAACAGCGATCCTTCCTTCGTGTCGTGATGGAAAAAGCGGTCGAACAGCTCTTTCTGGTTCCGGTCGAGAACGATAGACATCGAAACCGTTTTTGATGCGGACGAAAAACGGCGGCGATAGCTTGTCGGACCAGCATCGGAACGGCGCTTCAGGCGGGCATCCTGCGGGACGGACTGCCATGTGTTGCGCTCCGGACGCGGCAGTGCGGGAGGCCAGACGAGGACTACCATCGGCGCACCGCCTGACGCTTCACACCGAACTCACCCTGAATGGCGCGATTGGCAGGATTGCCGGGCTGGCGTATAGCTGCCGCCATCTGCCGGCCGATGGTGATTACCGGCTGACGATTGCCGTGCTGGTCGGTTTGCTCCTCGTACTGGACTTCCGACGAACCATAATTGTTGATGATGGGCGCGTTGCGACCGCTGGACAGCGCGTTAGAATTCGCACCCACGGCGGACGGATAAACGGAACCGCTGGTGTATCCGCCTGTCTCGTACCCGCGCAGCAAGCCCTTGTGCATCGCGTCCAATCTGGGAACGCCGATTTTCTGAACGGCCTTTTTCGAGAATACGAATTCGTCGGCGTGAACCACACCAGCGATGTCTTTCGTCTCGCCCGGACCGGTCCAACCACCAATATCGAAAAGACCGCCACCACCCGATGCAATTGCTGCGGCAGTCTGAGGTGAGGCCTTCAGGATCGACTGATTGAGACCGCCACCGAACAGGCCGCCGAATAGCTTGCTGAAGAAACCGCCGATACCGCCACCGCCGCCCGCTGAAGGCGCGGACGGGAATAGGCCCGACAGGTTTTTCCCGAACTGGTCGAACCCGGCCCCCAAAGAGCCGAGACCCTGCGTGGCGGTTCCAGAGGCTCCAGCAAGGCTGCCAAGGGCTTCTGTGGCGCGACGCGCCTGAATATCGGTTGCGTTGACCCATCCGGTTCCGACGCTGTTTTTGGTGTTGCCGGACAGCATTTCAAGCTGGAGCTGCCCGCCGGTCATACGGCTCTGGCCGGTTGCAAAGCCGACATGGCCTCCGGACTGACTGGCGGAAAGACCGCGAGACTGGACCAGCACGTCACCACGCAGAATTTTCGACGGATCGACCGCGCTACCCCAGTTCATAAAGGAGTTGGCAGTCAGCGAACCGCTGCCATCAACCCCGATCTGTTTGAGGGCAGAGTTGACGAACCCGGCGCACCATGCGGTTTGTGCCGCATCGATATTGACGCCGCCCTTACTGAGAAATGAATTGATGTCGAGGCGATTGGCGGTTTCGCTCGATCCGACCAGCGAGGAGGCAAGATCGACGGCCGTGCCGGTCGATGTGACCGAACCCGCAACATTGCTATTGGCAGCTCCCAAAAGGCCGGACGATGCGCCGCCAAGGCCGCCGACGACACTGCCGTTGATCATGACGGTTGCGGCGCTGACGGACATGCTGCCAACCGACTGGCCCATAGCCCCGCTCACGAGGGCGGCAGGGTCCGAACTCTTGTTGCCGAACAGACCGGAAATCAAGCCGCCAAGCCCGCCCACGTCCGACATCGTGGCATTGTCTGTACCAAGCAGCGCATTCTTGATCGGGTTCTTGATCGCCAGCTCGGAAAACATGCCGGTGATGTCTTTGGCAACGCTTTCCAGCGCGCCTCCGAAATCACCGTCGATCAGCTTGTCGATACCACCGTCGATAGCGCCTTCAGCGGCCGAGCGAACCGTATCCCATGCTTCAGCCTGCTTTTCGATTTCGCGGGTAAGCCTGGCTTGCTCCTGCGCGACTTCGCGGATTTGACCGGCCTCGCGGCTGGAGGTGGAAAGCCCCATGCTGCGGATTTTCTGCTCGGCATCGAGCATGGCAATGGCGCGCCCGCGAACTGCCTCGTTTTCCCCGATCAGGGCTTTTTCCAGACGAAGTTGTTCCAGCTTGTCGGTCTGGCCGCGCATATATTCCATGACGGATGCGCGTTTTTCCTCTTCTGCCAGAGCCGCATAGCCGCCCTTCAGGTCAGAAACGGTTTTATTGAGACGCTCTTTTTCTGCACCTTCTGCCGCAGCGGCGGCAGCGATCAACGGGCGGAGTGTAACCTCCTCCTGGAGCATGCGGTTTGCGTCGCTGGCTGTAATCGCGCCAGACGCCACCAGTGAATTGAGGCGCTGGCGCGTTTCGATTTCCGACTTCATGTCGGATGACTGCGACGACGCTGCGGCAATCGTTTCTTCGATCACGCGATTACGGGCGCGGGCGACCTCAGCCGCAAGTGTCTCGGTTGAGATTTCCTGCTCCGCTAATTGCAAGCGAGTGCGCCGGGCCTCCAGCTCTGCACGCAGAAGAGGGTTGCGCTCGTTAGAAATCTGGATGTCGAGCCGGTCCAACTCTGCCGATCGCTGTTGCCGGTTGATCAGCGCATCGAGCGCACGGGTCTTTGCCTCGATAGCGGCGTGGTTTTGGCCAGCATCAATGGTTTTAATGTCATCGGCGCTTCGTAATGTCGTTATTTCCTCGCGAAGGCGCTGTATCTCCCGATTTCTGGAATTTGCTGGCGAGGCTTCATAGAGCGAGACGGCGGCAGTGCTTCTTCTGATTTCCTCCGATTTCCGGTTTCTCTCTTCAGTCGCCGCATCCTGACGACGCTTTTCTTCCCGAAGCTGTTCCAGCCGCGCGGGGCTGACGAGGTCCGCCGTTGTGAAAGGATTGAGCAGATCGCGAAAACCGAAACCGGAGGAAAGCCGCTTCTGCGCTGCCTCAGCCTCTGCGAGCTGCTCGTCCAGCGTCGGGCCTGAAATGCGGCGATCAAGAAAGCTGCCGACATTATCAAAAGCGTTGCTGGCGTTTCGAGCGACAAATTCCCAAGCGCGGCCGAGCGCGGTTGTCGCCTCGCTGGCGTTGGCGAGCTGATCCGGCAGCGCCTTCAGCAGAACGGCCTGCGCTTCCGACTGGCGGTTTTGCGCGGCAAGGTTCGATGCACGACGGGCGGTTGCCGCGTCGATCAGGCCGTATTTCTGGAACAGCGTGTCTGCCGCCTTGGCAGGATCGGCAAACATTTCTGCAAGCATTGCCCCGGCTTCAGCCGTGGTGATGCCCATGGTCGCCCCGAAATCCTTGGAAACAGAAATCAGGCTTTCGAAGTTCTCCGAACCGATGCGGCCAGTGCGCAGGAATTGCGCCTCCATGGAGCGGGCAGACGATACCGAAATCCCGGCAGCAGCTGCGCCCGCCTGCGCTGCGGCCTCCATCTCGGCACGGCTTCCGGCAACAGCACGACCAAGACCGGAGGCGGCGGTCTCGACTTCTTTCGTGGACTGAAGGTAGCCGCCATAGGCAATTGCACCCGTGGCGACGACTGCGGCCAGACCGGCAATCCCAACCGTCAACGGAGTGATGGCACGGGCCGCGCCACCGGCAATAGTACGGAAATCCTTCAGAGCTTCATTGGCGCCACCCTGACCGGCATATAGCTGCGCAATCTGCGGGCCTTGCTGCGCGATGATCATCGGGATGGGCATGCCGCTAAAGAGACCCTGACCAACGTCGAATGCCTGATAGCCGAGAACCTGCCGACGGTTGCGGTCACGGCGGGCGTTATCGTTCGCTGGCGGTTGCTCTGGCGGCGCAGGCGGGACCGGTGGCGCGGGCGGCGGGGATTGTGGTTCCCTCAGCGGGTTGCGACGCGGTCTGCGCGCCGCCGGCGTTGGCGACGACGGGGAAACTGCACCGGATGCCTCCAAGGCATCCTGTCGGGCCTTTGCTTCAGCTTGTGTCAGCGCGTTCGTTGCATCGGTGTTTTTGCGGGCAGCTTCCGTGTCGCGGTTCATCGCGGCCGCTTCCCGGTCGAAGGCAGCGGCGGTTTTCGTGACCTCGTTTCCTAACGCGGCAACATCATTGCGAAGATCGTTCGTGGCGTTTTTCGCAGCGGCGGCCTGCGCCCGGAAGATCAGTTCGAATTCCATTTGCCTGTTCATGCGCTTGCACCTTTCAGAACAGACAGCGCCTCAAGCTCCATGACCTGAAGATCAGCGAAGGCAGCGTTAGAGAATTCATAGCGGCGCATAACGACATCGACCGCCACGTAATCGAAGCCGAGCCACAGGAGCTTTGCGGCACCCGCAATCATCCGCCACTGCGTTTCGCAGGCCAGAAATGCGGTCACACTTTCCCAATTGGGCGCAAACACCTTGAATGCCTCGTCTTCTGCTGGGGTGATTTCGGAGGGGTCGATTTCCATGCCCATCCGCTCGAATTGTCCCGCCACGTCTTCATCAAGACTGGTCTCGGCGGCGGGATCGGCGCGGCCGAGCTGGGCATAAGCCCAAGCCCGCGCCGCCGCTTTCAGTTTCCCAATCGGGCTTCTTCGCCGTTCAGGCTTTCGGTATAGGCACGGTAGACGCCACTGCGGAACCAACCGATCTCCAGCGCCTTGCCTATATTGTCGGGCGTGAAGGCAACCGCGCCGCCATCCGCATCAACAACGTCATCCCAGTTCTTGCAAACGGCCTTAAGCTGCTGGGCCTCATGCGCATCACGCTCACGCTGCGTCTTCAGGGTGACGTAGACTTCCTGTGCGGCAATCGCCTCTTCGCGGGGCTGCGGCTCAAACTGCACTTTCAGGGTGCGTTCAAGGATTTTGCCCGGTTCGTCGGGATGCGGGGCGCGGATGATGACAGGCCACCAGTAGCTGTATGTGTCTGCAAGAACGAATTTCATAGCGGGTCTACTCCTGAAGGTGTTCGGGGCTTGGAAGGGCAGTCGGCGTCAGCGGAAGGTGATTTTCAGTTCATCCAGACCGTTGACCGTGCAGAGATCGAGTGGCAGCGAATAGTTCAAGATGCCGTCCGTCTGGCCCTGTGTCGGCTCACCCACCTCGACGGCCGGAGCGGTGATCTCGACAATGTTTCCGGCGACGGTTCCGTGGGTGATGGAAAGCGCGCCGCTTTCCCGCGTCAGCGCCTTGTTGAACCAGTCAACTGTCGCAAGGGAGCGCGCTTCGACAACCGCCGTGCCGGTGGAGGAACGGTCGGAAATAATGACCTTTTCATCACCGATCAGGAAACGCGGCGTCAGCGTGTTACCGACATCGAGGGACAGGCTTTCAGCAACGGACGGCCAGCCATGCAGCGACATCTGGGTGTTTGCCTTGCTGACGTGGACCGGCTTTGCCCAGCCTGCTTTGCTGATCGCTGGCATGGCGGCGATATCGGTGATCGTGCCGAGCATGCCGACAATGGTGGTGCGCCATTTCGGGTAGTTTTTCGGCTGGTAGTTCGGTGCGAAATTCACCTTCGCGCCAACGAAGATGTGCTGCACCTTGTCGGAGATGAAGTAGATCGTGACCGTCTCCGAATTCTCTTCGATGATGGTGTAATCGACCTTCACACCGGCGGTGATGGTCTCGGCAAAATTGGTGGCGCGAAGGAGAGAGCCGTATTTCGGTGGCGTCCCGGCAACGCCCGAGCCAGCGAGTTCAAGATCACCTTCGAGGCGGCCATAAATACCGGCGAGGATGACGCCCTGATTGCCGAGATAGGGAAGCAGCAAATCGCGGGAAACCCGCTCACCTGTCAGCGGTGTAAACGTCACGTTCGACATGATGATTGCATCGGCTGCTACCGGCTCGGCGTCTTCGCCCTGCGCGGTTTCGATTTTCGACAGAATGCCGAGCTTGCGGAAAAAACGTACATCGTCAGACATTGCGGCCTCGTTTTTGGGGAGCGGCCTTTTCGACCGTTTTCGGGGTTTCGGTTTCGGAAGCGGCGGCGGGAGCCTCTGCGGCCGCACCTGTTACTTTCGTAAGCTCGCCGGTCTCGGGGTCGCGGACATACTGCCCGCCGCTGGTCGGCTGGTTCATGGAGTGTCCTTGTCTGTGAGGTATCGGGATGTTTCCCAGATGCCGACGAAGATCGTCACGCCGTTGGGCATGGGGGTGGGTTCAGTCCCGACCAGCGAGCAAGGGTCGCTTGCATCGGTCGGTTCCCAGCCGGTCAGGGCATCTTCAATCTCGCCCTTGAACCGGTCGAATTCTTCAGCGCGCATCCTGCCGGTATTGTCGCTGTGATAGCGCAGGATGGTTGCGACGAGGAAGCGCACCTGCACGAGCTGGCGGTGGCCGGTTGCCAGTCGGTTCGGGCTGGCCTTCTCAGGCTGCGGAACAACGAATGTCGTGGTGCTGGCACGCTGGACGCCTTTGGCGACAACGTCTAGGTCTTCGGCAAATTCCACGCTTGCAAGCGAAGGAGCCGTGGCCTTCAGGCGCTCGATAATGCTTACAAACATTTCCAGCCCCTCAAACCGCGTGCGTCGAAAACTTCATCCGGCGCGGAAAACATGACGGTGCCAGCGCTGGATGCAGGTGTTTCAGCACCGCTGACGGGAAGGGAAATCAAACCTTTTGCGACACGCTCAAGCGAGGCAAGCGCCTTTTCGTAGTCCTTCAGCACGTAGTCAGGCGGCCCCTGATAATGCAGGCGGTGGCGCGCAATATCGATTGCCCATGTGCGGACGAGATCGGGAACGGGTGAAAGAGGAAGGGCGTATTTCGTGCCGACATAGCCGTTCACCAGATTGTCGGCATGTTCTAACGCCTCAGTAATCACAACGGGATCGATTTCGCCGTCACGGTCGCGGTCGGCAATCTGCCGGATTTCATCCTCACCGGCGCGGGCAATCAGATCGTCAAGCGTGGCATAGGTCACGGGCGGCACCAGAGCGTTAGAAAAATGGGGTGGAAACGAGCGGGGCGGATGTGGTGGCCACCCCGCTCGAAAGGTCCGGCTTGCTAGGCTTCGGAACGGACCTTATTTCTTGGCGGCGGCGGGTTTCGGCGTGGTCGCCGCCTTCTCGGTAAGCTTCGCCAGTTCGGCCTGCGCCGTGGTCAGCTTGCCGTCCGCGTCGGTTCTGGCCTGCTTCTCGGCCGCCAGCTCGGTTTCGAAACCCGCAACCTTCTGGCGTTCGGCCGTCAGCTCTTTTCTGCTGTCATAGAGATCAGAAAGCGCCTTTTCCCACGCGGACTTGTGTTCTTCCGTCTCTTTCGTCAGGTCGAAGAGCTTATTTTCGAGCGTGGCAACTTCGAGCAGGTTTTCTGCCTTCATCACCTCGATCCGACCTGCGGCGGCATCTTCGACAGCCTGCTGGAAATCGCTTTCCAATGCCGTGTCCGACATGTCGAGCGCCCGCGAAAGCTGCTCGGCAAGCGCCGGATCGAGAACGCCGGAGGCGGCGAGCTGAAGTGCCAGCGTCGAAGAGACGCTGACGGTTTTCCCTGCCGGTTCACGAATACCGTTGACCTTGGCAGGGCCGGTCAGGGTAACGTCGATTTTCGTATCGTTCATCGGATCACCCTTTTATGCCGGCGGTGCGCCAGCGTCCTTGAAGAGGAAGCCGCCTTCAGCCCCGACGAGGATCGGGCGGCGCTCGACCTTGACCGGGTAAATCCACGAGTCGGTGGTGTTCTCGAAGTACGGCTGGTTCACCTGCGGATAACCACGAAGCTCGTAGGTGTAGGCGTAGGACGGCACTTGGAAATTGTCGCCCGCCTCCGGCACGTAGGCCAGAATGGCGTCATCGCCCCAGACATCGTTCGCCAGCGCGTTGTCGTCGGAGGTTTCCGGCAGATAGATCGCCGCACCGACAACGACTTTCTTGACCTCGAAGTAGGCAGCCAGCATGTCGAGGCTGATGCTGTCTTTCGACGTATATTTGAACTGCTCTTTGATCTTCGGATGGTTGGAAAGAGCATTCTTTGCGGTGGGGCCGAGAACGAGCGTATTGGGATAGCGCCCGATAGACTGGCGGATGACTTCCTTGGCTGCGTCGAAATCCGCCTTGGGATTGCTGTCGTCGCTTTTCCAGCGATCCGTTCCCGTCAGCGCGAGCTTATGGTTGTTGTCATAGTTCGCCGTGTTGCGGGCCAGACCTGATGCCTCAATCTCAAGGTTGAGATCGACGGCATCCAGCGACATGTTGATGGCACCCGCAGCCAGATCGATACCCGGAACGCTTTCGGCTTCTTCCTGATGTTCGACCGGCACGACGCCTTCAAGCGCGTCCTGGGCGAGTGAAACAGGGTCGGACGCGTAGCCGTACTGGATGCGCTTTTTGTTGGCGCCGGGAGCGCGGCGGGTATTGAGAGCGCGGAAGGCTTCCTTGCCGAACTTGATGACGCGCATCGAACGGTTCGGGATCGTAACGCGGGGAAACAGCTCCTGTGAAATGAAGGTGCTGTTGCGGTAGCCGCGAGCATGGGTGGAAAGGATCGGATCGACGACAGCCGCCGTTTTATTGTTCAAGCTCATGAAAAGCGGTCCTTATCGAACGAGGATGGAAACGAATTCGTTGTCGGCGGCGGCCGTGAGTGCCTCCGAAAAGACGTTGACGGCGTCGGGCGGAGCCACCTTCACACCACCGGCCGCAGCGGAAATCAGCTTCGCGCCCTTCGTGATGACACCACGGGCACGAACGCGGGCGACACCGATGGCGAGAACGGACACGTCCATGCCGATCTCAGTCGCCGGGTTTTTGGCAACGCCCTTCACCGGCTGATCGTCGGTCGTGATCTTGGCGTCGTTGAAGTCCACCAGATCGAACGCGTCGAAAGTGGTGGTCGCTGTTGCCGTCAGCGACAGAACGTCTTGGAAAAACTGCATGTGCGGAAACCCTTCAGGTCAGGAAACAGCCTTCACGGCATCGAGATACGCCGTGCCGGGGTGAGATTTCTGGTAGGCTTTCGCCTTGTTGTGGGTGTCGAGCTGGTCACGGTCCACGGCCTGACCATCCGCCGCGAACGACGCGTCACCTTCACTGCCGAGAGCGGGCAGATCGTCAGCGCCGAACGAAACGACCTTCGGCTGAGCGGTCAGAACATCACGGATCGCCTGAAGGACCGGAACGTCCGTTTCGCCTTCAGAGAAGGAAACGGGAGTGTCAGCGCCGGACAGCGCGTTGAGGATTGAAACGACCTTGTCTTTCGATACCGGCAACAGCTTGCCGCCTGTCACCAGCGTTTCCGCAAAGGCAACGTTGTCGGCGTTGGCGATTTCCCGTTCGCGCTTCTTCAGATTTTCGGCACGGGTATTGAGTTCAGCTTCGCGAGCCGCGAAAGCCGGATCGGAATGTGTCACGGGCGGTTCCTTGGGTTTGGGTGTGGTCGGGATGGAAAAGGATGGCTGGCGAACCGGCTTCTCGATCTCCATCGCCTGAAGCCATTCGATGCTGTAGGAAGGCAAAGCCTTATCGGCGGCCTCCATTCCGAATTTCTCGATGAAGAAATCACGCAGGCTGCGCAGCAAAGATGCAGTTTCCTCGAAACCGCGTTCGCCAAAATCAGCCGTCACCTCGACCGTGTCGCTGGCGTCGGAGAACTGGACGTTCTTCAACCCGGACACGGAAGGGGCAGCACCGCCAAGAAAACCGACGTGCTTTGGATACCATGTGCCCGGAACCGGGTTCGCTGCACCGTCAGGGCGGTGGAACGACAACGACACCTTTTTGTAGGTGCCGTTTTTGACAGCGTGGGCAAAGGCCGGGGCGATCTCACCGACATTCGCATAAAGGCGGTCGGCAGTGGCGTCATACTCGAAACTCTGCGCCCAGCCGAATGCGGGGGCGTCTGTCTTCGGATGACCGACGACGACCGGCGCAGGGGCCGTGGCGTAATCGTAAGCGTCAGCCATTGCCTTCAGATCGGCTGCGGAAAAGGAAAGCTGCTGGCCATTCATCGGAATGAATGTGCCGCTGCGAAAAACCTCGATACGGGCGGTAATGGGCTTGGCGTCTGCCATGTGAACCTTCCAGTGCGATAACTGAAAGGCACAATGCGCTGTTGGGCGCGATGATTAGAAAGGCAGTTAGTTCCGTCCCGACGACAGGGAGCGGCAAAATCCAAAATGCGCTATCTTGCGCCACCATTCAAGGTGGATACACATCCGTAAGGCGACACATGGACCGGGATGCGGTCATATTCGATTTCTAACGCGCCTCTAACGCTAGGCAAAGTCAAAATCGGTATATCCGCCGCCCAATGGTCCGCGAAACGCCTCAGCGGGCGTTTTTGTCAGACCCTCATTCCGACGACAACCACTCTTCTGCCATCCGTCCGATTTCGCGCTCGTCATCGTTTGAGACGCCAACTTGCGGCCGAGCCGGGACGGTCACTTTATGATTGCGTCCGGCCTGCCCGCCGAAATGCAAGAGTGCAGCCTGTATCTTGGACGTGCCGATCCGCACGTCTTCGTCACTTGCGACGTAATTGTACGAACCCCGCAACGCGCCGGTGACGCGCAGGATCGTCAAAGGGCTGTTTCCGTATTTGCGCTGGCGCAGCTCGCGCGTCACTTGCGATAGGGCGCGCCATCGCTGCCCATCCGGGCCGCGCTCATTGTCGAAGTTGTCACCGACAGAATTCAGCAGCAGTTCGCCCACGTTTTTGTAGAAGCCACGCGGGTTGTCCATGCGTTCGACAAGCTCAACTAGCCGCAGCCGCGCCGCCTCGTCATCCAACGTTACCTGAAAACTGACACCGCTCATCTGCCGCCCCGCCTATTTCTTGGACCGTTGGAAAACCAGCTTGCCGTTGCGTCTCATGTCCAGTGCGCCCATCTGGTCCCGACCGCGAGCAACAACAGCACTCCAAAAGCGCTCGCCCATTTCGACTGCAATCATAAGACCCGACTTGAGGTCAGCACGCACGTATCGCCGATTCGCAACCAGCTCGTCTGGCGCATCACCGCTCTTGTCATGCCTGCGGGCAACGCCGATCCAGATTTCGTCGGGGTCCATCATCGCTTCAGCCAGCAACGGTGCAAGGGTCGCGTGATCGCCAGTCAGGATGTCGTCACCACCACGGAAAAGCTGATCGGAGATCGGGAGCTTGTGACCGGCTTTGTCCTCAAACAAAACCGCCTGATCGAGATCGGCACCAAACGGCGTTAGGAATGAGCGGATATTTTCCTCACCCGAGACGCCGTCGCGCAGCGGCTTTGCCTTGAAGGGTTTCGAGCGCTTCAGTAGAGACTCGACAGATTCGGCAACGTCGATCTCGACAGGCTGAAGCGGGTTTTCCAGAGTCACGCCGCCTTCGTTCATCAAAGCGGAAGGCACCAATCCACGTTCCCAGAGATCGCCGGGCATGTAATCCCAACCGTAACCGATACCCTGCGGCTGCTCGATCAGCTTGCCGGAAACGGGATCGATCAGCGGCACGGCCAGATCGCCGGGAGCCGTATCGGGCCCATCCTTGCCCCGGCGCTTCAGATCAGCAAGCGACAGGGACCGGACGCCGCAGGAACACAGCCAGTCGTTCGGCGGAAAATGAGTATCCCACCATGGATCGTCATGCCGCAGAACGAGGCCGTGCCAAGCCTGATGGAACGGACGCGGTATTTTCGGCTGTCGGGTTTCGCCGTGGCGATACTCCATATATGGCCGGAGCTGCACCACATCAGGATCGCGCATCTGCTTCAGGCGACCGGCCATATAGGCAGTGCGCATATTGGTTTCGAAAATGACGCGGGTGCGCCATCCGCGTTCGCCCTTGTACTGCCAGCCGTATCGCTGAACGATCCTGTCAAAATCCTTGCGGAACTGTTCAAGGCCGGTGCCCTCTTCCATCGCCCTGGCTATGGCGTTCTGGAAGTCGGTCAGCATGTCGGTATCGGTCGCACCGGCAATGACGAAGGCGCGGTCATGGACGCCGCGAAGGGCATCGGTCCACGCTTTCGTGGGCTTTACGCGCTTCTGCCGGAAAAAGTCGATCTGTTCGCGGAAGGGCTGGTTGATGACATCGGCGTCTGCGAAATCATCTTCCATCTCGCCATCGAGAAAGGCGGCTTCGCGTCCCTGCAATGCCGCCAGTTCGAGACCGTCACCGATCTGTGTTGCCAGCGCTGAAGGAGACCAGACGGCGGCAAGCGACAGAACTGCCTTCTGCGCCGATGCGAAATCGGGAACATCCAGCGCCTTGCGGATCGCGTCGAGGCGGCGATTGAAATGCCGTTCAACCGCCTCTTCAAGCTGGTCGGATAGCGTTTCTATCCGGCCGTTTTCTTCAGCAAAACTGGCGTCGTGGTCATGCTGCTGGAGTTTTTTTTTAGGTGCGGCGGCAAACAATGCCGCAAACATCGAATTTTCTTCGGCCAGCTTGCGCAGGTCGCGACCGCGCTTGCCTCCTTCCATGAAGGCGAAACGGGCTTCCACAAGCCTGTCGATAGCCGTGTTCGACAGATGGTCCGTCAAGCCGAAAGAGGTGATGTATTCGCGGGCGAATTCATCGTCATCAATCTGCCCGGCCGTCGCCAGTACGGCCATGAGCGCATCGTTGATGGCGGTTGCCGCCTCTGCCTTCGCTTTGCCGACTTCTGCAGCGTCTTTTTCGTTCTTGGCGCGCACTCGCCAGATATGGGGAATACCAGCGCCGGGGAAGTTATATTCGACAAGCCATGCCAGCAGCGTTTCTCGAAGCGTTCCCGACAGAAGGTCGGCATCGCTATCGACCAGCAATTCCAGCATTTCGGCGTGGGTTTCGGAAGCCGCACGCGAACCGCTGTTGCCGATGTCGGTTGTCAGCGTTTCGCCGGTAACGCAGATCGAAATCTGCTTGTCCCAATATTGCAGGAATTCCTGATAGGAAACGGAGCCGCTGCGAGCAGCCTCCAGAAACTTGATATCGGTGCCGATCGGGGCGGTGAGCGCCGAGCTGCTGCGCAACTGCCGCAAGGTGTTCATCAGCTTGGCTTGCTCTTCCGGCAGGGTGCCGTAGGGCGTGAAGCCGATGACAGTCGGGCTGGCAAACTTTTCGAGGAAGTGCAGCCAGAAGGTAATGCCCTCACGCTTGAACAGCACCGGCCAGAACAGTCGCGAACCAAGGCCAAGGCCGTAAGGGTTGTTTCCTTTAACGCCAAAACGGTGGACGATGAATTTTCGCTCCGGCAGTTCCATGCCATCACGCATGTTCGTCCACGTCAGAAGGCGTGGACGCCAATCCTCACCGAACGAAAAGCGGCGCTGATCGTGGGTAACGATCTTTTCCGGCACGATCCGATTACCCTTGCGCATCCAGATGATTTCCGAAACCGCAAAGCCTTTCAGCGTTGCATCCAGCAAATCTTCGCAGACGCGGTCAAACGGCAGATCGTTGATAACCTCGCGGCAGAAATCGGCAGCAGCGATATCGAGCGGCGTTTCCGAACACGCCTTCAGTTCCCAATTGCGGGCCACCAGCACTTTCTTGCGCTTGGCAAGCATGGCGCTGGCATGGGTATCGCGCTCGATCTCATCATAAATCTTGAGACCCTTGCCACCGCCACGCTGGAGCAGCGTATCGTCCTGATGCTGGAGCGCGCCGCTGTAGAACGGAATGGTGATATCGTTTCTGGCATCGGCAATCAGGCTGGTGGCATTGGCAGGCAGGTTCTTGCGCGGTTGCTCGGTGGCAGCTTTGGTCGTGGATTTCATAGTCGGTAGTCCCCATAGCCATCGGAGCGGGTGTCATTGGTGGATGATTGGATGCCAAGCCCACCGGCTGCACCAACGCCGCCGGCATAATGCAAGGTGTTCTGCCAGAGCATGTCGAGACAGTCGGGGCCGTCATCGTGGGCGGCGTTCGGCCACTGCTGGAGCTGGTCGATCAAGGTCTGTTGCGTGCTGTTGAGGCGGATCAAACCGGCAGCAACGGGCGGCTGAAGGCGCTCGATGCGCAAGTCTTTGTCGGAGGTAGGATTGATCGGTACGGCAGAAATGCCAACACCCTGCTTGGCTGCGGTCGCCATGAGGGTTGTGCGCAAAAACTCCTGAAACTGGATCGCTTCGACAAACCACAACATGCAGTGATATTGCCGCTGCATCTCGATCACGTCAGCGATGATGATATCCGGCAGGCGACGACGGATCGATGCTTCCAACACGTCCATTGTGCCATGCAAGCGATTGAACCCACCCACGAGGATCGCGCTCGGATCGCGGCCCTTGCTTTTCTTTCCGAGCGATGGATCGACAGCGCCGAAATGGACGAGGTCGGGCAACCGCTGCACCCAGAATGTCAAATCCTTGAACGGGCTGGCCTCGTTGATAGGCTTGTTCTGATACTCGGTCGCGAAGCTGTCATGGTCGGATGCGCGCTCCAGCATAAGCTTGATAAGCGGCTGCACGGCAGGCCAGTTGACGACAGCGCCCGCGTCCATGGCGGACTTGTTCTCGCCATAGAACGCAACGGCGGCTTCCTCGCCGTCATTCTGATAGACTTCTTCGAACCTGTCCCAAAGGTCCATCCGGTCGGGAAAGCGAATGACAGCCTGAAACTCGGCAACCCGCCACATGGGCGTTTTCGCAGCCCGAACAAGGACGGCATCATAATGCAGGACGGTGCCAACCCATACCACGTCCATGGAACCGTCAGGCGGTCCAACCTTCAGGGCGGCGCGGTTGATCCACGTTTCCAGCTTCTTGCGCTGCTCTGGCGAACGCACGGCCTCGTCATTTTCCAGATCATCAAAGAACATCAGATCAGGACGATAAGGACCATGGCGACGGCCACGGATTTTCTTGGCAGCGCCCAGACCTTCGACGCGGATATTATTGGCGGTGACGATCTCGCCTTCGCGCCAGACGCGGCCTTGGCCGGTGGCTTCGGGGAAATCGTTAGAAAGACGCGGGTTTTCGGTCAGCTCCGATTTGATCGCCTCGACCAGCAACACGGCCTGCTCGTAAACGTCACAAACCTCCAGAATGTAACGCTTGTAACCAAGGCAAATGCAGTAGAGCGCCATGCCGAGCGACAGGTGCGTGGATTTCGAGGATCCGCGTGGCGCTATGAACAGGTCTCTAACGCCCTTGTCGCTGGCGATGATTTCCGGGACACGCGCAAAGATCGCATGATGAAAAAGGCTGTGTTCGCCTTTCACGTAGTGAGGCAGATAGGTTTCCAAGAAATACTGAAAGCCGGTTTCCGGGTCTTTCACCTTCGCCAGACGTTCGGCCTTGGCCTTCGGATCGGCAGAGAATGCCGTAACCGAAAGCTCGACCCATCTGGCGAGATCATCCGCCAGCTTGGCAAGGTTATCCTTGAAATCCTTGCCGCTGACTCTGCCCTTCAGTACCGGTCTTCTGATCATGATGCGTAACGGCGCGCGAGACTTGCACCGAATGGTTCGATGATTTCGAGGATCGCGGCCACATGCTGCGGGAAATTCTCGCGGACGAATTCCACGAGGTACTGCATCACGTCCTGGGCAACGCCCAATTCCGAAATCTTCGGCGCGAGCTTTCCGGCGCTGGTGGTCATCTTGGTCATGGCATCCGCCAGCGCGACCAGACTTTTCACCTTCTGATCAAGTCGCAAATCGCCGTTCTTGATTTCCTCAAGCACCGACTGCGCCATAATCATGAAATCTTCGATCACCGTGGAAACAACGGTTTCGATGCCTTCACCCGCAATAATGGAGGCTGTGCGGGCAACGTCCCAATCGTCGCCGGCTTCCTTGGCGACCTTCTTCCAGCGCCCGAACGTGGCCTGACTGATGTTCAGCGTCATGGAGATCGTGGCACCGGTCATACGGCGATAGACGTAATCGGCGCGCGCCTTGCGGCGCTTATCCTGTTCACTGGACATTGAAGCCCCCCTTCACAAGAAATGTCATGATGGCGAGGATGATGCCGCCGATGATGAGGCGAATGATCCAGCTCGTATTGTTGTCGATCTTGCCAAGCGATTTCTGGATGCTGTTCATGCGCTCGTCGGTGACGGCGCTATGCTTCTCCAAATCGTTGACGCGCTTTTCCACCACGTCGAGCCTGTCATGGGCCTTTTCGGTGCGCGCACTTTGCAGATTGAGTTCCGTCACTTGGCGGCATTCCCCTGATGTAGCGCGGAAGCATCGACGGCCGCCACGGCAGCTTTCCGACGCTCCTCGCAAATATTGCGGGCCGTGCGATCTGCGGCCCAATTGCTGAAAACCTGCTGTTGCGTCATGTCGCTCTGCGGCTTGGCGGAAAGCTTGGGGCATTCCATCCGCGCTTCAGAGGGCAAGGCCGGGGTGACATGGACCGTACGCACGACAGGTTGCGGCGTTGGCGGGTTAGTCTGGGAGCAACTGGACGCGGCCACGATCAAGGCCAACGCTATTGCCGTTCGGTAGAGCCGCATTGGCTTTCTCCAAGGTGAGTAGTCTGGAACGCTGGTCAGCAATAATCCTTGCCGTCTCGGCACTGATCCGAACGGCTTCAACTGCCTGTTCCGCATCCTTGCGCGCCTGTTCGGCGTTAGATTTTTCAATCTCGGCCGTCCAATTGGCGTCCCGTTCGGCAACAGCGGATTGCCTGATATCGGCAAACATCCCGTTCAGCTTTTCCATTCCGCGATTGAAGGCGTAGCAGCCCGCAAAAATCAGAACGGCAACGATCAGTACCGGCAAGAACACCTTCGAGAAAACCGGCGCGACCGCCTTCATAAGCCACGCCGGTATCATGGGGTTTCTCCCGAAGAAGAGTTCGGATCGTCGCGAGGATCGTAGCCGAAAGGGGAAGGCGAAGGCGGTGCGGATGGCGGGAAAGAGGCTTGTGAGGCGGCGAAGTCGAGGCTTCCGGCGAAACGATGCACCCCGAGAAGAGCAGCAATCAGGATCATCATGGATGGAACCACGGTGCCCGCGAGTGAAACTGCCTGCTCGCTGCCGTTCGCGCCTTTCCAGACCAGATAAATGACGATGAGCCACGCGAGCCAGAAGGAGGCCCAAATCTGGCGTTTGGACATGCGATAAGTCGGCTTTGCTGTCACGGGTTATGCCTCGTTACGGGAGATAGGCGCGCCGGTCGCGGACAACTGGACACGACCGGGAATCGGCGCTTCACCCGTTTTGGGCCAGCGCGAGGCGACAAGCCTGCTCTTTTCGATGCGGGTGATAGAAACCGAATTGTTCTGGTTGCCGCCGAGAACATAATAATGGGTGCGGTCTTCACCGACATAGAAGCCGACATGACCGCCACCCGGACGCTTGAAGACGAGGATCGCGCCAATGCAGACCGGCACATCACGTCCGAACGTTGACCAGTTCAGGGCACCAAGGGGATTGGATGGCAGAAATTCTCCGGGCAGCGTCGTGGAAATCCAGTTCGCCACAGCAAGACCGCACCACGGGATATCGTCGTCGGTGTAATAACTCGCGATCCAGCCACCGAGCTTCTTGGCCCAACCGATAATGACGGGATTGGATTTCGGACCTGCGATTTCCTTCAGGCCCATGTAACGGCGGGCTTCACGCATCCAGACCGGCTCTACTGGCTGCTTCGGCGCTTCCACCTTCACCATCGAAAGCCCCGGTTGCTTGCGCAACGCCTCGACCGTGGCGGCATCCGCCTTGCCAGTTTCGGGCAGCTTTTCTGCAAACTGGAATTTCTTGATGGCGTCGATGACGGCGCGACCGTGCGCACCATCCATGCTGCCTGCATAAGCGCCGTGAAGTCGCAAGCGCCAGATCAACCATTGATCAAAATTCATAAGCATCCCCTGTCAGTCGAGGCAACCTATGATCTTGGCGGAATCAGAAAGTGAGGAAGACAGTTCCGGTCGTTAGGAAAACAGGTCCGGTTCTTCAGGGGGATTTTCGTTCGCGACCTCGCGAACCCACCGCTGCGAAATGCCCAACATACGGGCGATGGCAGCGCGGTTCTTGCCTTGGCGTTCCAGCTCCAGCACGTCTGCGCGCACCGATCTGCGCGGACGACCGTGCGGAATGTAAATGAAATCACCGGCCAGAAGTTGACATACAGCTTTTCCATCCTCTTTGCCAAGAGCGATAAGGATAGGATGATCGTCAGCCGGTTTCTTCGGAAACTTGATTTCGGTTCCGCCAAAATGCGCAATCAGCTTCAGGGCGACACCGATACCAACGGTTTCGGCAACGTCTTGAAGACTTTCGGGCAGGTTTTTGACGGACGAAATAGCCATGTCAGCCACGGGCCTCCATGGCTTTCAGGGCATCAATAATCGGATTGGCCTGATCGAACGTTAGAAAATCGGGATCGTCCACGCCGGAGCGCTTCTTGACGAAGGTGCGCAGCGCCTGCCGGGAACCGTCCTCGATGACGCCTTTGCGATGGCAAGATTTCCAGAGCGCATGGACAAGCCTGATATATGGCTTGGACGCCAGTGGCAGTTTCTTCGATGTCGGCTTGACCTTGAAGCCCAGCCGCTTCAGTTCATCGACAACGGCAAGGCGCTGGCCCTCCGTCATGCTGCGCAGGGAATCGGATTTCCCGACACGAAGCAGCAAGGCGCGATAATCGGTTTCTTCCATACCGAGTTGCTGACGGGCGATGTTGATAACGGCCATCGTGTTCATGCCGCACCTGCCATTTCCGCTTCCGCCATCGCGGCCAAGACCGCCTTCGCGAAAAACACCGGCGTAAATACACGGGCATAGACGAATTCAATCGTCATGCCCTGCTGTTCGGCAGCAGCCCAACGGGCATCACGGCTTTCAGCGTCGGTGAAAACGGAGGCTATCGCCTCCGCTTTCGTGCGGCGGAAACTATGCGGCAACAGCGTTCCTTCGGGGCTGCAAAGTGCATACCCCTGTGCGAAGGACGATTGGAGAGTGCGATCAGAACTCATTCGCATCTCCCATTTCCGTGGATGACCGCGCAGCGACCGGTTGCTGTCGCGAAACATTCGCTCCTGCCACACGGTCCCGGCCTGCATCGGTCAAGGCATAGCGAAAGCCGTTTTCGGCAATGCGGTCTATGCGGACATAGCCGGTCGGTTCCATGCGTCGGCAAGCCGCCGCGCAAGACGGCCCAAGCGATCCGGCCAGAAAGCTATCCGTTTTCGGATATTTTCCGTGCAGCCCGGAAAGTCGCTCCAGCGTTTTGCGTTCCAGTCGCGTGAGGGCGATAAACGTCATGCCGCACCGCCGAACAGTTCCCCCGCAGCATCATCGAAGATCGTGATATTGCGAAAACCAGTGAGGCAGATAAAAAACAACCAGAGAGTTATCTTTTGGAGGCTGATTTGACCCTTTTTGTATGTAGCGATTGCAATGGCAAGGTTTCGAGTTCCGCAATGGATTGCGTCCACTGCGGAAACATTCTTCAGACCAACCAACCTGGAATTATTGGCACCCTCTTGCGCATCTTTTACGCGGTTTTCTGTGTAGCCATCGTATTGATCGGGATTTCCGCGATTGGTGACGCGAGTAAAAGCGCAAAACCGAGCGATGCAATAATGATCCCTCTGATCATTTTTGGAGTCTGGTTTGCCGGGTCGGTGTGTCTGGCCATCCTTTTTTACGTCACACGAAATGGAAGGCTTGTGAGGGTGAGTAACGCTGTGCTGCCAACCCCCGAGTCCTCCTTGGGAATTACTCCTAAAGCGGCAGGTTGGACGCGCCAAGTAAGCTGAACTGGTTGCGATCATGGTCTTTCACCCCGCCGCCTGAACCGTTGAAATTTCAAGTTCGACGGGTTCGATTGCGAAAACCTCGCCCTCCGATTTGATCGTGACGCCCGCGACGTTGCGCGCCGTGTCCGGATCGTTCAGCATGGCTTCCTTGTTGATTTCTTCTTTTTCGCGGATGAAAGCTTTCAGGCCGAGAGCCTTCAGGGCTTCAAGGACAGCTTCAGCACCACGGATCGAAACGCTGGCGGGAAGTGAGCGCCACCGGACGCTGCCCGTACCGAAGTCATGGAATTTCACCTTGTCGTTATTGGTGAGGATCATGCGATTGGCTTCGCACCATGCCTGCACACCGCGCTCATGCTCCGCCAGCTCTTCGGCCATCATGGCGGTATCAGTTTCGAACCTCTCACCGATAAGCCTGATAGCTTCTTCAGCCTTTGCCTTCTGCGCGTGAATGGCGCGGCGAAGGGTGCCGATGCGACCGACAGCCCAAATTGCGTCATGACGGCTCTGCGGCACGCGGGAGATGGCCATGGGCTTGCTTTTCTTTGCAGATTTCATTCCGGTGTTTCCTTGTATCAGGCGGTTTCGTTGGGATTGTTGGGAGGGGTGGTCTTGCGGGCGCGGATGAAGGCGGACAGGGAGACAACATTCTCCGCAAACAGCGGGCGCAGATCGACCGGCGCGGCGGTCACCGAGTGGAGCGCCGCCTCCATGTCTTTCGCGTAGGCCTCGCAGGACGAAAGAAGGTTCGCGACGGTTCCGGCGGCTTCAGGCGGCAACGACGCGCCACCGGTCTCGTGGGCCTTCAGGTGAATTCGCAGGAGTGACAGGAGAGCCGAGAGCTTCAGCATCTTTGGGTTCCTTTCAGTGGTCGGAGGCAAGGGCGACAGAGGACAAAAGCTGACCGTTGAGCGGCACATGAGGGCGGCCGGTCAGATATTCGATGGTCATTTCCATGTGCTTCGCCTCCATTTCGATGAGGCGAAGCGTTAGAAAAAGCTCCGGGGCATCCAGCCCGTTAACGAGCGGCAACAAACGGTCCCGCAGCTGCACGGCGGCATCAGACAACATCCCTGACCTCCGGTTCTTTCTGGTTTTCGGGGTTCTGCGGGCACGATCTGCATGCCAGCCACTGTTTCAGTTTGGCGGGATCGCTCTTCGCCATCGGCGCTTCGCGATGGCTTTTGCAGGTGCCGGGGGCAATGGCGTCACGAACATGCGGGCACCAAACCTGTTGCCCGTAGAGCGCCATGACCTTATGAGCGATCCGAGCCTGCACCTTGTTCATGCCTGCGCTGTATTTCCCGGCGCAGAGCAGCGATATCGCGGTGCGAGAAACGCCTAGCTCGTCACCGATATCCTTTTTGCTTCGCTTGGGCTTGGCAGCTTCAGCACGAAGGACATTTAGCCAGGTGGGATCGACAAGAGGCATCAGGCTTGCTTGGCGCATGGCGCGGCCTCTCTGGTGTTGGGGTCGTAGACAGTGCCATCGACGCTGCTGACGAGAGGGGCAAGCTGTCCCGAATTGCGGATGAGCCGATAGCGTATCTGGCCCCTTGCGCCGTTCGGCAATTCGATGAGGTATCCGGCCCGCTTAAGGGCGCGCAGATACTTTCCGGCTTCCACTTCCGGCCGCTTCAAGGGCCAGTTCGCTGCCATGACAAGCTCCGCCGCCACAAAAGCCCCGGACATCCGCATGACGGACCAAAGGCGCTGACGGAAGCTGTCGGCTGGCAGCGTGGGGGCGCGCGTCGGCTGTACCGGCGTCTGGACGACGCCGGTACGTTTAGCCTTCAGCCCCGCAATGGTCAGCTGGTAGCAACCAACCTTGCGCCGCTGGATGAGGCCAGCCGTCACCATCTTTCCCAAGACACGGAAAATCTGCGACCGGGACAAGCCCGCGACCTCTTCCAAGACCTCAACAGTCAGGCAGGCGCTTGGGGGAAGATGATTGAAGATGCGATCAAAATGCAGCGTCGATTTATCCTGCATCATGCCAACTCCGGCACCAAGATTGGCTTATTGGTACGGCGGTCATTCAAAACCGTCTGTCCGCCCATGTCGGCCATGGTGATGCCCTGCGGACCGGGATCGATACGCATGCCGAAACGCTCGATATTGGCGATGGCTTCCAGAACTTCCCGATTATACCCCTGCGAAACCTTGAGCACGAAATCGACAAGGCAATCCGCGACTTTGACTTCGCATTTCTGGTCGATGAGCATCGCCACATCGTCGCGGGTGGCCTTCTGGAAGCTGACGCGCTGGCTGATACGGCTCGAAATCTGCGGGAACCGGGAAATATTGTCGTTGACCTTGCCCATTCCGACGAGGATCACCGGCAGCTCCAGCATGTCGGAGATATCCCGAACCGTTTCCAGCAGAGACGCCTTGCTGGAAATGTGGTCGGCTTCGTCAATCACGATGCCGAAGCTGCGGCGGGCCATCTGCGCGGCAGTATGGCGGCTGCCAAGTTCGCGCAGGATCGTTTCATACTTCTTTTCGATGCTGTGCGGCGGGCGGACTGGCAGGCTTTCCAGAAGCTCGTTCATGAACCACGCCGGTTTCCATTCCTGTTTGGCGCGCAGGTAAATCCAGCCGGTTTTCGCCACCCAATGTTTCAGGGTCGTGGTCTTTCCCAAGCCGGGAACACCATCGACAACGGCAAGGCACGCCTCCTGCGCCCCGCGATCCTCAAGCGCGGCGAGCGCTGAAAGAAGGCGTTTTACGTTGCTGGTCTCGACAAATACGTTTTTCATGCGTAGTTCTTCCTCGTGTGAATGATGGGTGTCAGGCAGCGGCGCGGATGATGTGTAGGAGCTGATCCACGTCGATGCCGGACATTCGAAACAGGTCAATCGTGGTTTGCCTCTGGAGGCATCGACGCAAAACACCCACCTGATTGACCGACAGTTTTTCCGGATTTTCTAACGCCCAAGCCGCAAGTGCCTCGTCTGTTGCAAAGGTCTGCCTGCGGGTGGTTTCAGCAGCTCCGGTGGCTGCTGGAACGGTTTCGCCGTCACTGGTGATGAGCACCGGACCGGCTGGCACCGGCGCTGGCTCATGGTCGATGATCGGCATGAAGGTTTGGATTGAGGCGTCGATGAATACGCCGGGTGACAACTCGGCTTCGACTTCTGCAAGATGATCGTTGAGGCGGCGCGCACGGGCATTGGCGCGCTTTTCGATGGCAGCGCGTTCCATGGTGAGCGGAATGTATCGCTCCTCATTACCCGCAAAGATCGCCACGCAGATCAGGCGGCCCATGAGTTCTTCGCCCGATCTCCGGTCGATCTCACGAACCCAGACCTTGCTGGCGTCGTGAATATCGTAGCCAACCAGCACGTCTTCGCCGTGGAATTCTTCCAGCGCCAGATTGAAATAGCTGTTGGTCAACCATTCGATCATCGAGCGGCGGGTGCGGCGCTTCACATACGGACGGAACAGGTCGTTCTTTTCATGCTCCAGAACAGGCACGATCTCGAAGCCGGTGGAAACGTGATATTCCCAATACTGATCGGGCGACATTTTGCCCGGCAGCGAAGAATGAGGCTTGGCGTTATAGGAGGCGACGGCGTTCACGCATGCCGTTAGAAAATCCTGCCACGAAGGCAGACGACTGGATGCACCGAATTCTCTGATATCCTTACGTGTTTCCTTGAAGGACTTCTGACGGGCCTGACGGTCCATGTCTTCGCCGATGTAGGTCGCATATTCCTTCGACAGTGGGTTCCAAACCAAACCGTTGAAACGCTCGATGATGCCGCGCGCCTGCGAATTCTGCGGCAACGAATGCAGCTTTGTGACGCCGAGGCGTTCGGTAACGCCGGTCAACTGATTGTCCAGCACGTCATTCTTGAAGCCCGGTCCACGGTCCACATAGAAGATTGCAGGAATGCCGTTCTGCTCGCAGGCATGACGAAGGGCATCGACAACGCCGATAGTGTTTTCTGCCAGACCAAAGGAGAAGCCGACGCAACGGCGCGTGGCGACATCAACGATGCTGGTGATTTCAGGCCGGAAAGGTTGGCCGTGGATCGGGTGTGCTACTTCGGCGTCGAATGTCTTGCCGTCAGCGGTGTAAACGCAGCCCGGCAGCAGATCGTCTGTCGAGCGCAAGGTGTACGCCATGCGGCTTTTCAGGGTCAGGGAGCCTTCACGGCCACGATGCTTCTCGACATTACCAAGCCGCGCCATGAGGCGGCGGACCTGATCGTAATTCGGCGGCATGATGTGCGCAGGCAACCCCTTCTTGAACTGTGCCAGCGCATCGGTCAGGCATGGCTTTTGCGGCTGCGCGTAAAAACGCAGGAATTGCCAGAACCATGACGGAACGTCCTGCTTTTCCTTGGTCGGCAAAGGTGCCAGCGCGCCGACGCCAACGGTGTCGCGCAGCTTGAACCAGTCGTAAAGCGTGGCACGGCTAACGCTGGCCTTGTTGGCACGGTCATTGGCAACGCGCAGAATGGTTTCGGAGATTTCGACTGCTGCCGGATCGGCAAGAAACGACTGGATGGCCTGCCGCTGCGACATGCCGTTAGAAATCTGGTGCATATCAATGGCAGACAACACGGCAGAGCGCGCATTCATCACGTCGCGCTGGCGGGCCGACAGGTTTGCCGTCGAAAGCTTTTCCCGACGTGCAATCTCCTGCGTTTTCTTGGCCTGCTGACTGACCAGCACCAGTTCACGGTTACGCTCGCCGTGCAATGCGGCCTGCAAAGCTTCCGGCAACAGGGAGATATGGTATTCGTAACCGCCGCCGCCTTCACTACCTTCGCGTTTCCGGCAAAGAGGGCTCGCCGCCCAACCTTCGTCGTTAATACGGTCCTGCACACCGCGCTTGCTGTGTGGCATGGCTTTAAGCTTGAGACGGACACCGGCGGCGGCAATTTCCTGTGCGGAGTAATAGCTCATTTCAGCCCCCTGACACGACCAGCAAGGGCATCGCGGCGACGGGTGCGCTCTTCGATCTCGCGGTCCTCGCGCCAGATTTCGATGATGTCGGCGTAACGCTCCGGCACTGCAACAAAGCCCGCGAAATCGCAGACAAAGGCCAGCAACTCGTAGCAATCTGTCACTTCGAGAAGCGCGATAAAGCGCTCTAGCGTAATCTTGTGGTCGCGACGGGCTGGCGACGCATAGCAATCCAGCATGTTTTCGGTCACGCGCTGGCCGAGATGCTCTGACATGGCATCAGCGATTTGGGCGCGAGACATGTCGGATTTCAGCATGGCGTGAGCGAGAACACGGGCGATCTTGACGTCGAGCGTGCCACCTTTCGATACTTCGGGATCGATCCGCGCCGCGACTTCGACCGGCGTGTAGTCGCGGAAGATATCAAGGGTAAGTGTGTCGCGGCGCTTCTTCATCAGATACGGCCCCGGCGCTGGAGGGACGCGATAATGCGATCTTCATGCTCGATGATGACATCATCCAGTTCATCGTCTTTCAGACCGGCTATGAACTTGCTCATTGTGGCAATGCTTTTCTGCAATTCCGCGAGGCGGGCATCGACTTGCGCGGCAACGATATCGTTGGCGCCCGGCAGTGATTTGAGCGTTTTGGTTACTGCCGCGACTTTACGCTCCGTATGGGTCAGCACACGGCCGTTGGCGATGATCGCAAGGGCGTCGGGCACATTCGTTGCCTTCGGCGTTTGTGCGAAAAGGATATCAAGCACCTTGGCCTGATCTCCATGGGACTGCTCTGCGAGCTGCTTCAACCCGGCCTGATGGTCAGCCAGCCATGTTCCGGCGCAACGGCCGCGCGAGGCGTCAGAAAGGTCCATCCAGATTTTAACGGCGAGTTCGATTGAACGGCGCGACATGCCGATTTTCTCGGCTGTTACAGCGGAAAAACCGAGAACTTCCTCGCTGGCCGGATCAAAACGCAATTTTTGCGTTTTGATTTCTGACTTACGATCCCCACCATGTTTTGCTTCTGGATAGAGGCGCTCATAAACCTGCTTCAACTCAAAAAGATGCTGGCAACGGTCGAGCTTGTTCAACTCGATACGGCCAAGGTTCTCCATGACCTCTTCAAGCCGCGCATCATCGTCGGACGAGGCAAGCGAGATGGTAAGGGGAATGCTATTCCAACCCAGCAAACGCACAGCCTCAAGCCGCTTGCGTCCAGCGATCAGGCGATAGCGATTTCCGACAGCGCGGACGCGTATTGGATGTTGCAGCCCGGTGGTGGCGATTATTGCTGATAGTGCGACAGCCTCCTCGGGATCGAAATGGCGGGCACGATCTTCGGGAATATCAATCCATGTAAGGGGAGCTTGAACCACTTCCGGCTTCGACGGTTCAGCAAGTTCTGTCATCTTTGGTTTTGGCATTTTTCGAACCTGAGATATCGGGATTTTCGATGCGGAGCCGCCTGCTGGAGGCGGTACGGCGGCTCCGCTGGATCGCGACGGACGCAAGAACCGGATCGGCGCGATGAAAGAAGGGAGATCAGGCAGCGGAAGCGTCGTACCTGTCCGCGATTTCACGCAAGCGGCTGGCAACCAGCTTTGCCGCCTTGGCCTCGGCATCGCGTTTGATTTCGGCAAGCGTTGCATCGAACAGTTTTGCTGCAAACGCTTCGAAATCATTGGACGCGCCAGCGCGGCCGGGTTCGGCAACAATGCCAAGCACGTTGATGCGGCGTGTCTCTGGATCGATTTCGGCGGCGACTAGCGGGCGCTGAAAGGTAACTCCATCTGAAGACGGAAGGATCGCATCGACTGCGGCGATTTGCAGCTTCGCGCCCTTCGACGGCACTGGCGTCACCGGAAATTCCGGCAGCGCAGCGGCAAGCTTTTCCTGCGCGGTCACACGGCGAGCCTGACGTTCGCCCGCAGGTTTTTCCAGAGGCTGATACGGTGGCTTCTGTTCTCCACCTGGGCGAGGGATAAGGTGCACCTGAACACCAGCGATCCAGCGCCTCACAATCGAGCGCGGTGGCGGATCGACATGGAGTAGACGCAAGTCCTGCGCGAAGTCCTGATAGGCCGTCTGGCCGTTATAGCTGACGGACTGCGCTTCATCCCAAAGACGAGCGGCCGGCGTGATGGCGATTGCTGGCAAGTCGTGGAAGAAGGGTATGACTTCTCTCAT